AGCTTTACCTGTTACCGATACTGTTCCTAAGAACGTAGTACCTTGATTACCTAATACTGTTACATTCGCTGCCGCACTCGTTGATACCGTTCCTACTTGCCCTGTGCCATATACCCCTGTTGGGAATACATTGGCTTTACCCGCTATTGATACAGTGCCTACATAGCCTGTTGCTGCGTTACCCGTTGCATATACCGTGGCTTTGGCATTAACTGTAACATTGCCAACAAAACCCGTACCGTAAACACCCGTAGGAAATACTGTAGCTCCTAACGAGAAGGTTACATCGCCTACTTCACCCGTTGCCTGCAATCCGGTTGGGTATATATTAGCATCAGCCGCTACAGTTACACTATTTACATTACAAGTGCCTTGTACCCCAGTAACATATATGTTACCAGTCGCGTTAACTACTACACTGTTTACATAACCTGTACCATAGACGCCGTTAGGGAATACCGTAGCCCCTAGTGAGAATGTAACAAATCCTGTCTCACCTGTAGCAAATACACCCGTAGTCGTTACGTTTGCTATACCCGTAACACTTACATCACCTACAAACCCTTCGCCATAAACCCCAGTAGGGTATGCATTTGCCCCGGATGCTGTAGTTACACTGCCTACATACCCTGTTGCTTCAAGTCCTGTTACCGGAGCGTTTGCTGCTGCTGTTGTTGTTACACTGTTTAGTAATGCCTGCGCTTCTAGCCCTGTCGGGAATATATTTACTATTGGGTAGACAGTTATGTCACCAAGTTCACCTACTGCAAACAACCCCGCCGGAAATAAATTTGCATCTGCAGTTATTGTCACTGCGCCTAAAGCTGTTGTACCTTGTACCCCTGTGACAAATTCTGTTACATTAGTGGACTCTGCTAATGTAGCAAATGGAGCCCCTGCAAATGAGCTAAACCCAAACATTATTTAGCCTTCTTTAGCTCATCTACTTCCGCTTTTAATTCTTTGATTGCTTCTATTAACACAGGTACTAATCTAGCATAATCTACTGTTTTATATTCTTCACCTGATTTTGAACTAATAGCGCCTGTTTCTTCGTTATGAAGCATATCAAATGGCGCAATAGAAACAATTTCTGGAAATAATGCTTCCACCTCTTGTGCGCTTACACCAAGCTGGACTTCTTCGTTTTCATATCCAACTGATTTGGCTACCTCATTGTTAATATACCTAAAGCCATTTAGTTTGCAAACAGAATCAAGTGCATTTTTAACATTTCCTAGATTAGTTTTTAACCGTTCATCAGAGTAATAAGCAGTTACATTTCCAGTAGCATATAAAGCTCCGTTTGCTTGAAACGATGAACTATTATAAGTTTGAACTAATCCTGCACCTGTTGAATAAATCCCAACGGCATAAGTTGAGTTGTACCAACCAGCAGAACCAGTTGAACGCCACCAGCCATCTGAACCATTTTGTTGGGCATTAGTGGTATTATAATTTCCATTACAAGTTGTAGCCGTTGTAGCCGTTGCCGAGTTGCCTGTACATGAACCTGATGAGCCTGTGGTATTTTGGTTTAGCGTTGGAACATCGCCGGCTACGATTGATGCCATTACTACGTTTGTGCCGTTACCGCGTAAGTAGTATCCAGATGTTGTTGCTCCAGCTAGTGTGTTCATCGCACCTTGAGCGGTTGTTGAGGCTGTACCGCCGTTAATTATTGCTACCACACCTGTTACGTTACCTGCAGTTCCAGTTGTGTTTTGGTTAAGTGTTGGGAACGTGCAGTTAGCTAAGTTGCCGCTTGCCGGGGTTCCTAAAGCGGGGGTTACAAGTGTTGGACTATTAGACAACACCACATCGCCTGTACCTGTTGAAGTAGTTACGCCTGTACCACCATTAGCAACAGGTAGTGTACCTGACACCGCAGAAGCAAGGGCTATTTTACCCCAAGCTGGAGCTGCGTTTAATCCACCTGATATTAGAGCATTACCTACAGCAACGTCAGCCAATCTAGCTAGTGAAGTCGTAGTGTCCGCATAAAGGATGTCACCAATTGAATAGGAGCTTTGGTCTGTACCACCTTGGGTTGCACCTAGTACCCCGCTTGTTACTTGGCTCATTGAAATAGCGATATTAGCATCGGCTAAAGCTGTTAACTGGCCTTGTGCGTTGACTGTAGCAGTTAGTGTTTTGCTTGCAGCGCCATATGATGCGGCTGTAACTGCGGTATTAGCGATATTAAATGTTGTTGCTGGGCTTAAGGTTAATCCTGTTCCAGCGTTGTATACTTGAGAAGAGGTTATTTGAGCAAACGTAATGTTAGTAGTACCAAACGTAATGACGCCTGGAGTGTTGCATACATAAGTTTCACCTGCCCCAGTATTACCGCTTGTTACAAAGAAAGCGTCGCCGTTACCTAACGCATTAGGGTCTTTTAGGCCATACGAGTCTGCGTCAGTAGCACGAGTTAATACCCAGTTTGTAGCGCCACTACCTACCGTGGTGACGGTGTATACCCCATTTTGAGTAGCGTTTGTTTGGTTGTATACAAGTATCCTATCGTTAACAGAAGCCACAATGCCGTCTGGAGTAAACGCAACTTGGGTCCCCGCGTTAGTAAGGGTAGCGCCTACGCCTGCTGTACCGTTATTGTATGTAGCAGTTAGGTTGCCTGTAGTATCAGGAACTTCGTATTTAACTGGGGCGTGAAAAGTAATACCAGAAGAGACCAACCCATCTACATATTGCTTAGTTGCTAGGTCTAAAGCTACGGAAGGGTCTTGTGTTACTGTTACAGATGTTAGCCCGGCAAGAGTAGTTACCGTCGTTCCAAGGTTTACTGCGGTTGAACCTATCGTAGCCGCATAGTTTGAAGTACCGCTTGCATCTACCCATACACCTTTCTCAGACGGATAGGTAATAAATACGTCTTTAGTACCAGCAGAGAAGGTAACGATTGTGTTGCTATTAGATGAGGCAAGAATAGTGTCGCGTGATAAGGTATCAGTAGCCGTGGTGTATGTACCAATGCCTACCTCCCACTCATTCGTAGTTTGGCCCGCAATAGCGTAGTAGGTTGTATTACCATTACCGATTGTGCTAAATGTCTGGTATGGACCTACAGCTCCATCAAGCGCAAATGCCCCAGTACCAGTTGATACTGAGGTTTCCTTAACCCGGTCTTTAAGAACTAGAGCCATTTGAGACTCCTAGTCTAAGCTATACGGATAATTGCGTCTGTTGCGTCCGCTGTTGGGAATATGATTGTAAAGTCACCAGCAGTTGATGTCTTGTCGGAACCAAAGTCTAATGCTGCAACTGCAGTGTCATCAGTGCTGTTATATATCAACGCGCCACGAGCAGTGATTGTTGCAGCTGACCAAGTAGTATCTGCAAAGTCAATATATGCTGTAGTACCTGAGCCACCATCTGTAGGTATTTGTGAGACTGTAAGCGTATTGCCGCCTGTAGTATATCCGCCACCTGAAGCTACTTCGTTTGAAGTACCTGAATAAGTAGTTGTACCTGCACCTAGTGTTGCTGCTGATGTATACAACGCGATTTTATAAACCTTTGTTGTGCCTGTGTTAAAGTTTTGCGAGCCGCTCAATAATTGAACTTTAAAGCTCGTGCACATTGCTTGTGAAATTGCCATATCTTACTCCTAAATTAAGTAGTTACTTTAAGTTTTGCTTGTCCGTCACGGTAAGCATCGCCTCGTTCTAGACCATCGCCTAAGCGTTTTAATTGACCTAAAGCATCTTGGAACATCTTCTCATAATAAGTGACCATATCTTGCTCACCCTTCATAAAAATAATTGCTTCCCGCATAGCACCATAGAACAACACAGGGTCATAGTTATCGCCTAGCCAGCTAGTGCCAGCAGTATTATTTACATTAGTTACTGGGATTGAAAAACCTGTACCTGTTCCGCCAATGTTCGTATTAGCTGTAGTTAGTACATCACCAATAACGTAGAATGAGCCGCCTGTTATTAAAGTAACCGCAGTGACTGCGCCGCCTGATATCGTGATTGTAGCATAAGCAGATACACCTGAACCGCCCGTTAAAGGAACATTAAAGTATGTACCGTTGACATATCCAGACCCGCCTGTAATCGTACCTAGTAAAGTTATAGGTCGTTGTACTATAGATACTGGGTAGTAGAAGTAGTGAAGCTCCATACCATACGCATAGTCAGGGGAGGGGCCAAGAATTAACGATAGCTCATTTGCTTCATCGATACGAGGGCCAAACACCGCGTAGTACTTAGGCTGTCCGGTTGATGTAGGATTAGGATATGACTCACGGATAAAGTTTACATCTTTATTTAAAAGATAGCTATAAGAACCCGTTGCATCAATGACAGCTAGAGAAAAGTTAGCCAACCAATCATCAGGAAGCGCAACATATTTATTACCTAAGGTCATAGTACCTGTCACATTTTTACGTAATGATGGTAGTTGAACAGTATTAAATATACGTCTTTCCGCTTCTTGCACGAACGTAGGAATGTTCTCTACGAATAGAGACTCCGTGTTTTCCGCGTATGATTGGATTGCTTGACTAAGCTCTATGTAGTTCATTAGCCCATTTTTCCGCTAATTTTACGGCCTTTAGTTGCAGCGCCATAACCACGCATCTCGCCTGTACCGTAAGGATTCATGCCTTTAACATTACCTTTACTTGTATTACCTACGGCTATGTTAAGTTCATTTACGCCATTACCTGATTTAGAGATAATGCTTTCTGGTTGCGTATCTGCATTTGGCATTGGCTGTTTATACATACCAATATCGTTACCACCACCTGTAGGAAAAACAAACCCTGTTGAGTCTTGTGCTGATTTACCCATGATATTATCCCTTTTTCTGTGCAGCAATCTTAGCTAAGCCACGACCCATTTTCTTCATGTCAGCATTAGTTTTGCCACCTTTACTACCTGTAGATTTAGGACCGTTTTCAATTGCTACGTTTGGACCTGAATCACCTAAGTTTCTACCTTTTGTCTTACCTTGTTTTGCTACGCCATCGGCGCCTGATTTGTATGCCATGTTAATACTCCTAAGTTGTTGATACCGTTACTATACCTACTTGTCCTTGGGCAATCAAGTCATTAGGTGTTAAACCCGTGTCACTCCCTCTTGCCCCACCTACAGGGTTCCAACCCCACTGAAACACTCTACTACCACCCTCTGGATTACCGTCTGGGCCAATACCGGACACTAAGTAACTAGTATCAGGACGAGGTTCTCTTACCGCTTGTGGGTCATTAACTGGGTACATACCTAGTTGTAACTGCGGTTGGTCAGGGTCCCAACACTCAGGGCATACCTTAATGCTAACCTGCTTTGTTTTAATAGTTAGCTTTTTAAGCTGCTTGAGCATGTAGCGCTGACCACAACGGTCGCACTCTGCAATACTATGTTTACCACTAGCATACTTGGTAGGCATGATTACCTCGTGTACGACATATTACGTGGAACAAACCGTATTGATGCCTTTTCTCTATCTTCATCCGCCGCTAGTTGGAATTGTTGTTCGTAGTCTGCTTTAAGTCCTGCAACACGGTCGCCAGGTACTTCAGGTAGTTTAATAGATAAGTAGTAAGCTAACCCTGCAACCATTGCATTTAAGAACCGGAACGGAATATCCTGTGTATTAACGCCATCACCGGCATCTTGGACACGACGTAAACGCCAATAGACAAAGGTATACTGTGCATCAGGCGCATTGGGCGTCGGCCATACATTAATTGATGGAAGGTTTAATACCGTTAATGAAACACCTGTTAAATGAGATGCTGCAGTAGTATTGTTTTGGCCTCGGGCACAGTTGATAAGTTGATTTCCACTTACGTTTGGGTAACTAATAATCTCACTACCAATTTGTATAAAACCCGATGAGGCTAAGTTAGCTGTAGAGCTTACTGTAATCGTAGTGTCTGTAGCAGATATACCGCCGTTCAAAGTCACTGTCGTTGGGTTTGATGCACCTGACTGGCGGTTAATCCACACCTGAATAGGGCGACCCTGTGTTAGCTTGTTAGGGATTGTTGAGTATGTAGACTCGGATATACGGTTGATGTTGATGTCAATCTGGTTTGTAGTACCGTTGTTTTGGCGTACCACTTGGTCTAGCAAGTCAATCGTGTTAACAGGTAGCGGGTATACCGCCTGCCCAGTAGCCATCACAATCGCGCCTTGTTCGATTGTCCATAAGTTTATGCCACGGTTTGCCCACTCAACAGTAAGCAAATTCAAGCTACGTCGCGCAGTGCGCAAGTCATAACCGGTACGCAGCTCTTTACCACAACGCTCAAAAGCCTCTTCTACAAGGTCGTTGAGGTCTAGATTAAATGATGAGGTACCTGTGGTTGCCATTATTTATCTCTTTATTTTTTAGCCGTTAATGCTGACTTTTTAAATGCATCGGAAGCAGGCGCACCTGAGCTTCCGGGTTTACGCATCTTTTCACCAGAGCCTTCAGCCATACGTTTACGTTTAGCATGGATATTTGCATATAGCCCGGGGAAATTTACCTTTCCACCTTTTTTAAACATCTCTACGTCTTCAGGATTATCTTTACGTTTGATAATCTTTTTCTTAGGCATTTTACTTGGTGCTATTGCACCCATTCCACGCGAGGCTTTCATACTACACTATCCGACCTTTTGTTTTGCCTTTAGTGGCGCAGCCATCAGCAGCACGAACGTAACCACCTTTAGCCATTTTAATGCAGCCACCTTTTTTATTATCTTTAGTCTTCTGATAATTTTCAGCAGCCCTTTGGTTTTTCATAGTCTGTAGTTTATCTTTAATTTCAGATGGAATTTCTTCTACAGGTTCTTTTGGCGCAGCTTTTGCTTTACCCATGCCACCTTGCATACCACCTTTTAATGCCGCTTTTTTAATTACATCTTCAGCCATTATATTATCTTCCCTTTAGTTTTACCGCGTTTAACACAACCATCTGCGCGAGATGACACTGAACCACCTTTTTTCATAGCTCCCATACGCGCGTTCCCAATTGACCCAACATTGTTCATAGAGGGTAATGCAGAAGGTGTAGTTGCTGGGCCCGCCGCTGCGGCCGCTCTACCTAAATCGCTTTTGTTTGGCATATTAGCCCTACTTATAGTACCAGGGCCGGTTGAGCCTTTTACTAATGAACCTAGACCCGCTGGTTTTTGTGGTAGCTGACCTCTATTCTGCTGTGCCATAATAGTAGCTTGCTGTGCTGCTTTTCCTGCTGCCGACTGTTGCGGCATTGGCGCGCCTCTTCGACCCATACCACCTAGACTTGCCGTACCGCCCATATTTGGATTTTGTTTAACTGCGTTAGCTACACCTTTACCAAGAGCAGCTGATAAGCCACCACCCAACATTTTTTTAACGCCACCACCTTTTTTAAGGGCTGTTAGGTCGGTTTTCTTACCACCGTGCATTTGTTTATCGTGCATACCAATAGCTTTTTTAGCCATCTTTTTGTCCTGCGCCATGTCTTTTTTTGAATCTTCTTTAGCCATAATAATTCCTTATTAACATTTCCAACGTCTTAATGACGCTGCTTTACGAGTAGGTTTGCCATTCTCGTCTTTCATTGGGCCTGGCATACCTGACATACGGGCACAAAACGATTTCTTACGTGGGCCGCCTTCTGGCTGAGGAGCTTTTAAGTTAGACCCTGTTGCTGCATTATATTTTGCACGACCTTTGGCAGTAAGTCCAGCACCTTTATCTGTAGCTAATTTCTCACCTCGACCAACGGCTAATGATACACCGCCTTTTTTAAAGGTCTTACCTTTGTCAGCTTCGTTAAACTCTTTTGCTACTTTAGTAGGGATACCCACCTTCTTAGCAAATTTAGGGTTATGTGCAGCTGCTGCCATTAGTTTTGCTTGAGGTTTACTCTTACTCGGCATGATTACTTGCTCGTGAACCAACTTGTGCCTGTAGCAGGTGCTTTTGCTGGGGCAGGTGTTTCTTTAACTTCTTGAGCTACCACTTCTTCCACAGCTACTTCTTCTGCAGTCTCTTCTATAGCTTTAACTTTTTTATTAAAAACGCCCATGTTGACTCCTATCCAAATAATTTATGCGCAAATTGAGTAACTACAGCGCCGAGAGCCCCGCCAGCACCACCGACCATCATTAAGACTTTCCAACCGCCGCGAGCTTCCGCAAGGGTTGTATTAATGTCATTAAGCGTAGCTTTAATTGATTCCATATCCTGGACCAATTTATCCATATCAGCTTGTAGATGTTTAATCTCAGTCTCATGTACTGCAAGTTCTCGTTCTACGCTCATTATGCAGTTCCATTATTCTTTATTAACACAATATTAAAGAATGCACTAGCTGAGTTATTTGCAGCAATACCAATGGCTGAAGCACCAATACAGTTTTTTTCTGCTACTGCAATAGGGTACGTAAAGTCGTAGGTAACAGAGCCGTTATTTAGTGTAGACACAGCAGCGACGCGTAAAATACCGTCAGGACTGTGCTGTTTCAAAAACGCTGTAATGGATGTAGAACCCGAGGCTTGTCCTGCAGTTATGGTGCCTTGTACTAAGTATGCCGTATAGCCAGCAGGGACACAGTAATGGGCTGTAGTACGTGTATTATAGCCGATAGCAATCAGGTCATATAGAACGGCTGGAACACCAGCGGTAACTTCACCTGTCCCTACGTTAATTACACCTGCATTCTCACCACCAGAACCGACTGTTACAACGTACAACTGGTTAACATACATGTATGAGTTTGTGGTGTTTACGGCAGTTTGCCCGTTTAGTATTACCGT